CAGGACGTTTCTGCTTCACCAGTTCTTGCTGCACAGCAATGCCGATTGCCTTGCCAAGTTGCTGGGCTTGATCAGCATCGCCTTCGACAGACGAACCAGAAGCATCCACGTTCACAACTACGTTAGCGCTGCCCATTGCGTTGTTTGGAACGATATTGCCTTGCGCTCCAGGGACAAACAACTCAGGCCCACGCTCGCCAACCATGTAAGGCCGACCTGCACCAACCGCTCCACCAAGCGCTTTACCGCTAAACGCATTCGTAAAGTCGCCAGCGTTAAAAGGTTGAGTTACATACTGCTGAACTCCGCTGATGTTCAACCCCTGAGACGCTGTAGACCCTCCACCGCCACCAAAGAAGCTCAGGCCGATGCCCAGGATTTTCATCTTGATCTGAGCTGCAATCATTTGTGCAGCCATGTCAAGGAAGTGATCTGCCGTGCGCTGGAACAGATTGGCCAACGCCTGCTGAGCACTCATGCTGCCGTCAACAATGCCTCGGAATGACTCAGCAAATGAGTTGCCCAGGCTTTCTGACAGAGCAATCAGCTGATTGACAGGATCCATCAACGTATTGATCTGACCCTGAATAGCTTCGATTGCATCATCTAACCGATCGCGATCAGTCTTTGCAGCATCACGAGCAGCATCTTTAGCCTCTTGGGCCTTCCCTTCCAACTCCAGTCTGCGTTCCAAAAGCTTGTTGATTTTCTCCTGAATCTTTGCTTCAAGCTCTGAAGTTTCTGCTTTTGCTTTCAGCGCTTCAAGATTCAGAATATGGAAGTCAAGCTCATCGCTCTGTTTTTCTTTTAACCTGTCGATTTCTTTAACTTGCTTGTTGATCTCAACCGTCTGTTGAGCAACCGCTGGAACAACGCCAGCACGAATCAACTCACCATACTCACGTTCGAAAGCTGCTTTGTCCTTAATTGCATCAAGTTGATCTTGAAGAGGTCTTGCAATGTCCTTGGTTCGAGCAAGGCTTGCTTCCGCAAGTTGGAGCGATTCCCGTTCAAACTTGAGGTTTGCCGCTTGAATTTCGCCAAACTCTCTGGCTTTGATTAGGTTCTGATCTTCTTGATCGCCATACTTCTCCAGCTCTGCTGCAGCAACCGCTTTTGCCTTCGTTGTCGCAAGTTCGCGAGTCAAAATAATTCGCGCTGCTTGTGACTGTCTGCCTTGCAGCTGAAGCAACTCCTGTTCTGCTCCTATTCGACCGCGAACAATCTCAAGTCGTTTCTTGAGGTTGATCGTTGGATCGGTAACCGTACCTGTATCGGTGTCCAACAGTGCAAGAAGTTCTGCGCGTGGATCAGTAATCGTCCTTGCTTCTTGCTCGGTAACAGGAGTTCTTTCCTCTACTGCAAATCCACGAGTTCCTCTTCGGAAAGCTTGCCTACTAAACGTTGTGCCACGCTCTCTAATTTCTTGTTTGGTCAGCTGAACTTCTTCTTTTTTCAGCCTGTTAAGAGCAATGGCAATAGCTTGCCTTCTTTGGTCGAAGTTAAGGCCTTTAGTTTGGAAGAACAGCTTTTTAGCCTCTTCATCATTAAAGTCTTCAGCAATGCCAAGAATTGCAGCAGAAAACGTAGCCTCGTCTTTGATTCCAGCAATACGGTCAAATGCTGCTTTTGAACCAAACAATGCAGCAGCTTTTGTAGTAAGGTCCGCATCGCCAAGAAATTTAAATGCGCCAGCCAGTTCTAACGCTTCTTCCTTTGTAATTTTTAGTTGTTTAGCAAGCCTGTCAATGTCTTCGGTAAAAAGTTTTGTTTCACTGCCAGCTTTAGTAAATGACCTATTCAACTCTTTCAGGGCATTATTAAATTTAATTTGCTTGTCAACAGCTTCTCCAAGTGCTGTGCCAAGGATGCCCAGTGCAAATCCAAACTGACCGCCAATAGCACCACCAGCCGCACCACCGATCCCGCCTAGTGCAGCTGCTTGCATACTTTGACCAAACAGTGCAGGGAAAGCACCGCCAATCAATCCTCCACCGATTGCCCCGCCTATTCGACCTTTGATTCTTCTGCGAACCGCCAAGGATTGGCCAATCCCCATTTTTCTTGGCTCAGGGCCTATTGGTGCTGCGTATTGGTTGCTAGTTGCAATAGCAGGCGTTTTTGCAAGTTCATCATTGACCCGTTTAATCGCTGCAAATAACTCTCGATACTCTGCAGTGCCCCGGTCCACCTGACTAATGACGCCCTGCAGTGTTTCTGAATAATTACGGAGAGCGTTGGTTGTATTAGCAGGCTTAAACGCAAGCAGATCTTGAATTGACTGACCTTTTGCAAACTGCGCTCCAGAGCGCCCGCCGCCTGCTGCCATATCCCTGAAAGCAGCAGCAGTGGTCTCTGCTTCTTTGTTTAATCGCCTTAACTGAATAATTGAACGGGTAAAATCAGTCTTGACGATGGCGCGGGTAAAGTCAGCCCAAGCACCTGAGCCAAACTTTACGCCTCTCCGGTAAGCGTCAAGCTGCTTACTTTGCTCAGCCAAAGCAGCAGAGCTTTTTCTGACTTGAGCAGAGCCGGTCGCAAAAGCTTTAGCAGAATCAAGAGCTGCTTTTTTATTTGCTTTTTGCCGTTCTGTATTTTTCTCTAGTTGTTTGTTTAGCTTTTCTGTATTAGCCCCGGCTTCTTTTAGCTGACCTTTAAGTTTCTTTTCTGTCGCAATCAGCTCTTTTAGCTGATTCGTCAAGCGAGTAACACTCTGCGCTTGTACGTTTACGCCAATGTTAATGCCATAATCGGCCATGGCTAAACGTACAGCGACTGCTCAGCCAAGTCTATCGTGCCTACCGCATCTTGGCCCTTTGAACCATCTTCGCTTGGTCTCTAGCCTTTTCTTCTTCCTCGTTTTTCAACGAAAAATACGCTGACCAGCTCACCAGCTCTTCCTGAGTCAACTGCTGCGTCAACGTACCAACCGTCATGCCAAGCTTTTCGGCAAGGAAAAAGATGAAAAACCAGTCGTTACTAGCTTTTCAAGCTCGCTTTAGCGTCCTCCACTTTGTTTTCCGCGCCAGAAGACAGCATGGCAAGCTGAATGTCCTGAAGCACACCGGCTTCGACTGAGTTTTTCAGCACTGCCTTTTCGCCGTCCTGAAACAAACGCTTGCCATCAGCATCCAATGCCTTGCGGATCATCATGCTCAGCGCAAAATCGCCCGAGTCTTCTGAATCAGCGGTTTTCTGAATTGCTTCGCGCTCAGCAATGGTCAAGGGGTGCCAATAGACCTCCAGCACCACCTCACCGTCCTGCTCAACTGCGTGCTTATACAGCTGACTGACGCCAAATTTGTTGCGAAGAAGCTCTACAGCTCGCATCGAGGAGTTACCTGCTTTCAATAGAATACTACGCTGTTGCCGTAAATTGGCAAGAAATCACTCCAACAAAGTGCGACCTGTCTTCGATGTTTAACGGTGTAGGCCCAACAATGTCCAGCACTCTGGGCTTGCTGCTAAACGTATCGGTATAATCGCTGGCATTGACTGAAGTCAGGCCGTCAATGACTGACTCGCTAATCGCTGAAAGCACTGCCGTGCCAGCGGATTTGGGCACATACACGTTGCACTGAATCGTCCCAGCGTAATAATCCTGGGCCGCGCCTTGGTTTTGGAGCGTGGACTGACCAAAGTTGACCGTCATCAAAATGTACTTTTGAGTCTTACCGGGCGTTGTAAACGCCACGTTGTCGTAGACCATCAAAACCGTGTCGTCTGCATCCGATACTGCATCGGTTACAGCTTTTTCAAAAGCAGCGCGAGCGTTTACAAGAGTCATTGCGCCACCTCGTTGTAATCAATATAGGTCTTGCCTTTAAACGATCCAAACTGTCCGACGCCACCTTTGCCCGCAACAGAAATCAATGCCCTACGACGCTCTTTAAAGTTTCGTTTGACCATTTCCTGCATTTCTGGACTCTGGACAAAGCGCTGTACTCTTCCGTCCTCTAATGCCCAGACCGCATACTTGACCTGATTGCCAATAAAAACACGTCGCTTGTAATTAAATTCTTTATCCGGTGGATAAAAACGAGGGTCAATTTTATAACCTTTGTCTACCTTGCTATTTGTGTTTCCTTTTTTAACCCATTTAGCTTTGCTAAGGCTAAGCCAGGGCTCTTGTAACTCATCAATCGGTTGAATTTTGCGTCTATCTGCCTTCCAGCTTGAAGCGAAAAAGCCTGTATAAACAGGACTGCGTTTTTTGGTCGCAAGCTTTCGCATAATCTCGCGAATAAGCCTGTTGAAGCTTTCCTGCATGTGAGCTTCAAGGTCAGGCATGATTTGATCCGTGCCAGCGCGTTTAGCCATCAGAACCTCACCAGCAGCTGATACAGATACTCCTGATCACCCTTAAATGTCCGAATGTCCGTGATCTGAGCAACACGGTTAGACCCTGCATACTTCAGCGTCACCGTGTCTTCAAACGTGGGCTGGTTGTCTCCAATCTGATCGGGAGTGATATACAGACGAGCCTTGCGCTCTTCGCGACCTTCTTCCTCTTCAGCGTCAACAAACTCGACTGGCACGTCAAACGAGTAAGCCGTGTCAGTCGTTGTCAACGCTCCAGTGCTCGTGTTGTAAGTCGGAGACGCCTTGCGGGTGTACGTGATCGTGTGATCAAACGACTTGCCCAGATCCGCAACGACCTGCTTAGCAACATTCTTGAAAAGCGTGTCGAGTGCGCCTGCCATCTCAACCTCTCACAACGCGGATAGAATACGAGCCACTGCCGCCCAGACAATAAGCGCCGAGATAAGACTGAAGCCAAG